CGTCCCGATTCGTTTCGAGCCAGTCCGAGGACTCTGCGAGCAAGTCAGTCAATTGATGCCCCGCGTTACTGAGTAAGCAAAACGTAACCGTGGGTATCGGTATCGGCCGCGTCAGCGATCGCCTTACCAAACAGCTTGTTGGCGCCGCTCGCCGCGTCGTCGGTCACGTTGTCATCGGCCACATCCCAATAGATGAGCTGGCCGGCCGAAAAAGCTTCGGTCTCGTCCTTCTTGATGTAATAGGCCCCCGAGGTCGCAAGCGCCCCGAGCTCCCCGGCGGCGATGTCCTCTTTAGCGATCGCGACCAAGTCCTCTTGAACGATCACGTCGCCAGCGTCAACGGCACCCGAAGGGGTGTAATCAATCGCCGCTCCCTCTTGCCAGAAAACTGCCACTGCCATTTTTTTTCTCCGTTAGAAAGTCGAATTGAAAGGTAAGAAACTGGTCGGACGGGAACCACTACGACCCGTCCGACCAGCCAGCCAAGGGAAAACTCAAGCACCAACGCTTCGGACCGAGCCGCGGTGATCCTGCATCGCGATCCCGAAGTCCCAATACCCTCGCCACTGCATGCCCAAGGTGTTGAAATCGGTTTCGCCGGACTCGATCGTCGGGTTCCGCTGACCCCGAAGATATGCGATCTCCATTGCGGCGACGTCGGCAGGATTCGCGAACAGATACCAGCCAGTCGAACTCTGACCGGCCAAGCTCTGCGAGTTGAGGTACGGGGAAGCGACCGGCTGCCACTTGCCGGCGTGCGGGTTGCTATCAGGCCATGGAAGGGGCGTTGCCGTGTCCTCGATCGCCAGCTCGTTCACCCGGGTTTCGGTCATTAGTTGCTGAGCCGTGACCTTCAGGGTGGTCGGAACGAGCAAGATCGCCGGACTAATCAAGATGGGTTGGCCATCCGAATCGATCTGATCTAAGAACAACTGCTCGGCAGTCGTCAGCGAGGTAATCGACAAAGCAGTCGGCGCACCGGATTGGTTGTTGCCATTGCCGGCGCTGTAGAACGAGCCCGGATTCGACAGCAACAACTCAAAGACCGCTCTTTCCCGAGCCAACGCAGCTTGGCGTCCGAGGATCCTCGGGATCCGGAGGAACGCCCCAAGGTCGTCATTGATAATCGTCTGACGGGTCAGAGCGATCATCCGACCAAAGGTGTCCACCTGATTGGTGTAGGTCTCGTCGGTGAGCTCAGTGTGCTTGATCTCGCCGTCTGGTCCGATCTGCAAGAAAACGCCCTTGCCGGTCACCCGGTACTTTGACGCCTGCTTGAAGTCGAGATGGTCGACCTCGTCGCAGAAGGTCCCGACAACCGATTCGACAGCCGTGAAAGATTCGAGGAGCGTCTTGTTCGCCACGTTCGACAGCGTGCCCGCCAACGAAATTGTCGAGAACCCGCCGGCCGCCTGGATCGATCGATCAGCCCGGAAGGCGTCCCGGATATCCTCGTCGCCAAAACGGCCACGACGGACATGACCACCAGAGGCCCGGATTACATCGTGGAAAACGGATTGAATCGAAGCGCCTCGATACTCCGAGGAGTCGGCCAAGGTGATCGCCTTCTCGTCGTACTCGGCCTCGATGATCTTGGACTGAACGCCCGCCGATCGACAAAGAGAAATCTCGGTTGCGGTCGCGTTGATCTCTCCGCTAGCGTCGCCGCCCGCATGGATCGCAGGGCCAGCCGGCCGAGCAGCCCGAAGCAACTCAAGTTCGGTCCGCTGTTCATCCCACCCGCCGGAGATCGCCTTCGCCTCGATGGCGTGTTCGCCCGCACACAATTTGCGGACAGCGTCAATCCTCGAAGACTCGGCTCCCGTGGCCTCTCGCATCTTGGCGACGGCATCGGCGGCCGGGTCGTTGTCGCCGGAAGCTTCCAGAGTTTTCTTTAGCGGCTTCTCGGGAGGCTTCGCAGCCTGGGCCGCCTTCAGCCCTTCGATCTCCTCCCAAGTCGCAAACAGCGGATTGAGTTGATCCTCGGTTAAATCCTTTGGAACGTACCCTTTTGCCTCAAGCCATTTCTCGAACTTTTCGTTCATCTTCGATTCCTCCAAATTAGTTGACGACGCCGCAACCTTCGCGGACGCCGAACACATTTGCCGACGTCCCCCTATCGATAAATTCCATCTCATCCGGGGATGCCCCGATTGAGACTTTCCACCGAAAACCGTTCACAGCGCTTTCAATGACTTCGCGGGCGTGCTCGTTTTCGGCAGATACAATCCCCTCGACAAGCAGCTTTGGGTTTTTTGTTATGTTTGTTGAATGGCCAACGATCTTCGACAGATCATGATCTCGAAGAGCAGGGATCCCCCCGCCCGAGATGGACATACCATCAAGCGAGACGACGACAGGATAAGCCCACCCCCGCAAACTCAGCTTGCCGCCAGAATAGGCGAGCATCTTGAAAGTTTTATTTCCACTTCCGCCTTCCGCCTCGATCTCGCCAAACTCCAACGAGTCGGAAATCATCTCAATAATGTCCGGGAGGTCGTCCGAAGCCCGAATCGATTCGTGGTCTACGGTCATTTTCTGCCTCTCAAATCTTTTAGGAGCCGGCTCTTTGACGCATTGAATCCATCAAAACTGTATCCGGAATGGTCGAGCCATTCGCGGGCAAGTTTTACGACTTGTTGCTTTTCTCGCTTGCCGTATAGCGGCCTGTAATCTTTGCCGTTTATTTTGTTCCGGTGCGGGACTTGTTTCGCATTTTTGACTCCCAGACGATCTAGGATGCGGTCAACTTCGAGCTGTACGCCCAGCTCGAAAACAATAATGTCGTCAACACCCTCAACAAACTGCCATTGCCTTTCGACCGTCTTGCCGATTACCTTTCCAGAAAGAAATTCCAGGACAGAAAGGCGAGAGTTGCTGGAGTCGCTGATAAGGCTGGCGTACTTGCCATCGGCTGGGATCCTGCCGCCCGTATGAACCTTGTATCTTTCCATGTAATAAGATGTCGCAATCAAATCATACGGGTTGCGGACGCTAGTAACGACGAAAGCTTCTCGGATTTCTCGAAGCGTAAACGGCAACGGGTTCTCAAATAGATCGGAAAGGCTCGAATGCTTTTTGGACGTATCAATACCGTCGTAGTTTTTTTTCAGGAAATGAATAATCGACGTCGATGCGGCGTGCGGGTTCGCCAAATATAGCAAGTTGAGATCTTTACAAAATACAGACACTAAACCACCTCCGACTTGTCGGCGATCTCGTCAAGTATATCTTGGAGCTGGAGCCCGTAATCTTTCGCTGCCGCGTTGACGACTTCGCCAACAAGGCCAAGCTCCTCGATGAGCTTCTTTTCTTTCGCTCGCTGTCGGAGCTGGGACTCCCAATCGAGCCCTTGTTTTGCGTACTCTGCCGCAAGGGTCGTGGTATTACTTTCGAGCCGTTTTGTTTGTGCGTTTGCCTCTTTGAGCGGATCGACATGCTCGGCACCGTCCCACATCCAAACGTGGGGCCAGGCATCGAACGACCCGAGCCCAGAACCCAACGACCGGAGCAACGAAGCCTCGTCCATCCAGGAATTGAAGATCCGATCGAGGACTGTGATATCTAAATGAGAGCGATCAACCCGGACAGACTTGTGGTAGGTTTGGTGATCGAGCCGGCCCGAGGCGTAGTTGTAACCGCTCGAATTCCCGGCCGCCACGTTGAACGGCATGTTAAGACATCGAGCGATCTCGTTAAGGATCTGCCGAACGAACTCCGTATAGCTCGTTATCGGTTGTTCGGCCTTCATCTGAGCCATCTTCCAACCCTCTGGCATAGTTAGAAGCGATCGCATTTCGAGTTCGATCGAGTCGAGAGGGGTCAACGAAGTGGCCTCCCCGTCTGCCGGGGTATCGGTGTACAAGATGCCAGCGTAATCCGCGGCCGTTTCCGCTGCCCCCAAAACCGCCAAAGTGTATCGGCGTAGCTGAGCAAATAGGTGTAGCGCTGGGGTAAGCTCGGGGATGCCTCGATATTGCCCCGGCCGTAATGGCCGGAAGTAATGGATCACCGAATCGGCAGAGTAAGGTTTTGATTCATCCCCGAGACCAAGCAAAGAAGTCTCGCCGGGGTGGGCCGTTAAGATGTCGTACTCGGTCGGGTTTCCGAACTCGTCGAACCGGATCCCATCTACCGGTTGCTGATCAATGCCGACCAACGAAGGTGACGTCACTCGATCCGCCTCGACGAGTCGGACATCTAACTTGATCTCTGTCGACAACGAAGGGTTCGTCGTCAAGATCGCGAACCCTTCTCCGGTATGGGCCAACGCCATCCGGAGAAGCCGAAGCTTCCCGCTAAGATCAATTTCTTTCGACCATCGGAGCCAGGCAGCCTCAATCCGCTGGTTCGTCTTCCGGTCCTCGGTCATGATTTGAAGCCGCGGGCCGGTGCCCACAACATCGTTCGCCAGCGTCGTTACAATTCCGTTTGCATATGAATTGTTCAAGAATTCGTAACGTGCCCGATTGCGAAGAGTCTGTTGAACCGCCGGAGTAATCGAGGCCGTAGGCGAAAGCCCGTCAGCGTTTCCCCAATGGCGGGCATTTGATGGAGTAGTAACGGCCGAATCGAACCGCCCCCGGATCGCCTTGGTAAACTGCTTCCGCTTTTTCGTTAGCCATTCCAGCATCTATTCAATCGCTCCCGGAGGTAGTGCCTTTGTCCGCTTGACCGCCAGAAATGGATTCGCCGAAGCATCTTTTGATTTCAAGTATTTGTCGGCCGCGATGAGATCGGCGAGGGAATGAGTTTCCATCGAGCCGGAGTCGCCGGACGCCTTTTTGAACTTCGACGCCCCAAGCTCTTCGATGGTATCTGCAAGGTCTGCCATTGCCGCCCCCTGGAGCCACTGTTGACCGACTGCCTACCTCAACAGTTAGCCAACGGGAGAGAGGATTACAAGGCAAGAACGGGCAGAAACGCCGTTTTTACGTGATGTTATTACGCATGTAGACTTTGAGGGTTGGAGCGGCGGAATAATTCGACGGATTTGTCCGGGGGATTTGTCCGGAGGGTGGGAGCGATAGCCCAATTTTAGGCTAACCTTAGCCCAATTTTAGGCTAAGGGCATGACATAGCAGCAACCAAGATATCAGCCCCGGCCGGCTCGTCGTCAGTCGCGTAGGCTTTCCCGATGGTCGTGAAGCAAACTTGGCAATCGTCGACCCAGAGAATACCAGTGAGGGCGTCCTCGGTACAGCGGAGAATTTTGGTCACGTCTGGCTTTGTGATATGTTGCCTTGGCGAGGCCGGCTTCAGCTTGCCAGCGTTTCGGCCGGTCCCGAAATGGTATTTCGGTCTCGGCAGAAAAAACATGATTTCCAATCGGATCGGGGAGTCGATAGGTTGGCTGTCAAAGACTTTCTTCGCGGCATCTTTGACCAGCTTGGTCCATCCCTTCGCCTTCGCATGGTTCGTATCAACCGTGTTGATTATCGGAAACCCGCCTTTCGTCTTCGCAATCGCTCCGCCCTTCTTGCAAATCAAGAACGGCTTCTTCGATCCGGTTGGCTGCGGTACGCCAAACACTCTGAATCTGATCATTGTGGCCTTTCAAAATAGAAGCCCGTCCTCGTCGTCAAAGATCCGAGGGTGGACCCAAAGGCATTCGGTCCGCTTCTGGTGTTCCAGTGCGGAACCTTTGCCTTGCAGTCCAGTTCCTCGGGTCTTTCCGGCCGCATGGCAGGAAGTCTCGAAGTCGACTCTGTGCCATCCTAGCCGGTCGTACATGGTTGTCGGATACCCGCTCAACACCGCAGCCCCTTCAATCTTGGCCAACAGATCAACCATATCAGAATGATCATCGGCCGATAACTCGTGAGCGTATCCACCCGAAGAGCGGGTCTCAGCAACGTAGGGTGGATCGAGGTAGAACAGGGTCTCCGGAGTATCGTACCGCGTCAGGATGTCCCGAAAGTCAGCGTGCTCGATTTGCACCCTAGATATCCGAGCGTGGACCTCTGGCAGCTGATCGATAATCGAAAGCCACTTAGAGGAAGTCCCCGCCATGCCTCGAGCCGACGTCGTGACCACTGACCCCCAGCTATGCGCAAAATCCCCGCTGAAAGCCATCCTCGCAACGACGAACCATTTTACCGCACGATCTATTTTGTCCTCGGTCTCGGCCCATGTCTTTCGGCAGTCGTTGTATAGTTCCCGCGAATACATTAACGGCTGAACCCTTCGATAGAACCGGGCGAAGTCTCTCGGGTCTGACAATACACAAAAGAAATTGTACAGGCCGGAATCGAGATCATTGTAGACCTCGACCTTCGCCGGGAGCTTCGCAAACAGCATCGAAGCGCCACCACCAAACGGCTCGACGTAGATCCTGTGCTTCCATCGTTTGAGGTACGGGAGAATCTTTACTGACATCTTGCCTTTGCCTCCGAACCAAAATATCGGGGATCGCATAGCTTCACTCACCCAATGGCTTCTCATGAGTCGAAAACCTGAACCCGCAGAAACGGCACTCTCTCCTCCGGCGGATGAACCCACCGTACACCTTCCGCGTATACAATACCCGCAGCCACTTACAGCCGCATTTCCCGCAAGCGATCCCTTGTTGCCCGTCCTTCTTCGCGTCCTTGCCCACTGGATCACCTCCGGTTCCGTAGCGCCGACAACGTGATCGGCACCCGTTTACGTTTCTGGATCTTCTGCAAGCCTTCCAGGCTGGCCCCCAACATCGATGCGCCAACGGCACACCCGACCAAGCAATCGAGCCAATGGTTGTCTGGTCTCCCCGG